AGCCAAAACTGCACCTATTGCGGCCAAAATGGCCTCAGTGATTGCGGCCAAAGTTGCACATGATTGCGGCCAAGTTGGCCAGCTACCAATAGAAGTACCAATACAAGTATTACCAATAGAAAATACCAATACAGATTTGAAGCGAATCAATACAGCTGCTAGGAAGTTCGGATTGAAGAAGATATTTTAAGCTGGTACCTTGTGGAGGTCATGGTCATCCATGTCTCCAACAAAATTCAGCTAGTCCCTGCATTTTAACCGCACCTAGCGTCACAACTGGGTGCGGTATTTTTTTGGCTGGCTAGGTAGGACTCGAACCTACAACCTTGGAATTAACAGTTCCACACACTGCCATTGTGCTACTAGCCAGAACTACTAATCTTCCTCTTCTAGCACTTCATACAACCAAAGTGCTCCATCGAGCTTCGCCTTGTCGTAATCCGTGTTGCTTTTTTCAGCTTTCCACAAAAGTCTATCCAACCTGTCGGCCATGATGCCTCTTATAGCCTCTACGCCAGCCGTGAAGGCCTTTTTCTCTCTCATGGCTATCCTACCATCCCCCAGGTAGCGATCTTTGCTTACAACGTATCCTAGGGCTTCTAATGCGATTGTCTTATTCATGGGTATCTCCATCGTGGTGCGTCCAGTTAGTCAGTGCCTCTTCAACAGCGTCAATGAGAACCTTGTCCTCATTCGCTGCTACCTCGCAAAACTTTTCAAATAATTCTATTCGTACTTGAGTTGTCCAACGTCTATAGCCAGGACGAGGAGCATCTGCTTTTCTAATTGTTTTGTCGTTTGTTTTCGATGATTTATATCTTCTTTGAACCATCGCTGCTCTCCACCACACACGATTGAAGACGCTGAAGTTTAATCGGACATATCCAAACACCTAGGCTTTCTGAATACTCGCAACTGTGTTGCTTTAAGTATTCTGCGGCTGGTGCTTGTTGCTCATCCGATAACGTCCGAATGTCATAAACAACTTTACCAATTCGAGACTTCTTAACGGGCTCTTTAACTTCAGCCTCAACTTCAACAACTTTAATTACGATTGGCTTACTAGTTCGGTTACCGTCATCATCTTCAGGAGCGATTCCACAGATTGCCATTAGACTATATCTGCGAGCATAAGTTAGGGCAGATCCATAGCCTTGAGCGTCCTGCTTACTAGCCGGAACGTGTAACCTTCCACTGGTAATTGTCTGCCCACTTTCATGCACTAACAAAGTTTCTACAGTCACCCCAGTTTCGCACTCATGAGTTGTCTGAATTAACCCTATTCCGTTGTTATTCAGCGAATCAATTACAGCCTCAACACACGCACTCAGATCCGCATATCGGGATCGAAAGTGTGGGTTAGTGCTGGTCTTTAGTGCAGGTCCAAAGGCTTTTTGAGCTGCTATAAACGCTTGATATATGTTTGTTTCTTTAGTCATTTCCATCTCCTATGTATTGTTGTCAGTGTGTGCGCCATACCAATCACAAATTGCTCGGTTGGCTAATTCATCCCAATCGGTAGCTTCTACAACGTCAACCTCAAGCCGACTGTAGATCGCTATCAACATAAATTTATTTAATCGGGATACATACTCACGCATCTCGTTAGATATAACTTGTCCCGTTTCACCGGATTCAAGCAATTTACTCAACGCCTTATATGCCTCCTCATCTTTCATGAAAAATTGATAGGCGTTTTGTGTTACATTATTCATCGTCCATATCTCCAAATAAACATCCTATGTATACAGCGATTATGGAATAAATCAAAACTTTCAATTTAGATCGTGCTCGATTATTTTCCATACCGCTTTCGGTGGTATATCGACCTAGTAGCCTTTAGACTTTTTTCTAGGCGTTAGTGTCACGTCATTCTCTGGTGTCACTTGCTCGACAACGTAATCGAGCGAGTGGACAAACGATCTTGAGCACCCATACCTTGCGGTTTCACAAGTCAACGTATGGAACGACCGCTCCACGCCAACTAGGATAATCGCTATCGTTACAGGTACACCCACGATTGTGGCGGTAGTCAGGAACCATCGAAGGCCATTACTCAGCATGGGACACCTCAGTATTTACTAAGCCACGGCTCAACCGTTCCCAAAACGAGTATCCGACTTGGGTTTTGCGTGTGTCCCAGTAGGGTGTCACCTGGTTAGGGTGTTGCGTTTTACTCTGAGCAATAAGCGAGGATTGCCCATCGTTATATGCCCTTATCCCCTGTTCACTACCGACAATCATCACATCGGGTAGAATCACGCCACAACCAGTTACACACGCTATTAAAGCGCCAAAAAATATCATCTTCATCATGTTACCTATTTAATCGTCGGCTTCACTACGCCAACGGGTAAGAGTCACTTACCTAGCGAGCACCCACGCATGGATGCTCAAAGGTTAGTCATTACGGTAAAAATGGCGACGATTTCATAGGATTCCCCCCTGCATCGTTCGGGACCGCTTGCGTGGTAGTTTCTTCGTATGTAGCACCACGTTCACCCATTGCCTGCCTGAACAGATCCGGTTTTGTGCGCGTAGTTGTGACTACTGAATAACCTGTACCCCATGGGTTAGGCGGTAGTTGTCTCGGTACTACTGGCACAACTGGCGCAACTGGCACAACTGGCACAACTGGTACGCTGTACTGTGGGTTTTGCATAATTGGGATCCATGGGTTGATCGCTTGTGCTGATACTGCGAAAGGTGTCAGTAGTGCGATAGTAACAAGTATAGGTTTCATGGTTATAGGCTCCAAAAACAAACGAGGATGAGATACCAAGTTGCAAAGTTGGCAAGGCCGAAAAGTAGTTGTAAAAATAACGTCATATTTTTCCTATTGTTTGATCGTACCGTTAGCCAGATTTACAAATACCGACCATGCCAGTGAGTCCAGGTTGTGATACGGCTCAACTTCATGCCGATCCCCTTTGTCGTAACGTAATCGAATATTGCAACCCTCTCGATAGAACAATGCGTTGCCAATCTCGGCACACTCATTGCCCGATGTCGCATCCAACTTTGCGGATAGTTCGTCTCGCAATGCGTTAAATTCAGGGGTTTTTCTAGTAGCAGATTCTATCTCCCAGTCGTATTGAACAGATACAAACGTATTGCCACCGCTTAAAATCTCTTGAGAATATTGACAATATGAGATGTCTTCAAATTCATCCCCTAAACTTTTCACAATTTCTGGATCGATCCTTACGTCTTTTATATTGCAAGATATTGATCCGTGTCGGTTTCTACAGCTCACTTGTTTTGCTGTGATGCCGTTAGCCTTTAGTTTCTTTGCTAGTTCTTGTGCCTTAGTCGTCATAGTCATGTCTCCTGTTAGTTGTTGTCAATTATTACGAGGCTTTGCTGAAGCTCTATCAGAACTTTTATAGCTGCGTTCATTTGACTTTTAACAGATTTGCAATATGAAATTTCTACGTCACATTCCTCGCCCAGCAAGCTTTTAGTAAATGCGCTGTACAATCGATTGTCGTACACGTTCAAAGATGTTTTTAATTTGTTAATCTGTAATTCAATTGCTTCTATTGCTACGCGTAAATCTTTGCTCATAGTCCGTGTCTCCTGTTAGTCGTTAAATCCAAGCCGCGTTCTCATACTCTGCTAATTCAGAAACTATATGAGCACAAAGTTTTGTGATGGTGTCTTTTACCAATGTTTTCTCATAGCTCTGCTCGTATCCGTCGGAATCACTGCACTGATAATTGATAGACTGTAACCGTTTGACCAACTCAACAGGTGTCAACTTTGGAGCTTCTGCCCTTGGTGTATACTCAGGTATATCAGCCTCTTCATTGTACCGTGAGGCATACGCAATGTGGTTCCAACTGTGAAGCCGTTTGATTAACCCTGGAACGTCAACGATGTGGCGAAAACATTCTCGCAACATTCCGTTATGTTCCTGCCCTGCTTCAATGGTCCAAAATATTCGATTATAGGTTTTCTCGTCGTGTATTACGCAACTCATAGTCGTATCTCCTGTTTGTTGTTATCGTTTATAGGCTACGTATCCACCCCAATAGAGGGTATCAATCTCATCGTCGGCATAACTCCAGGCAAAATCTGCAATATCATTATCCTGCTCAACCGTTGGAGCTGCCCACATTTTATAGGCGTCACTGGTGTTATCGAGGATGTCGTCACCTGCAAGCGTCTCAATAGCTGCGAGTATCTCGCCACTGGTTGAGAATCCTGCGTATCGTTGATCGTTGTCGTATGCAAAAGGTGTCATAGTCATGTCTCCTGTTAGTCGTTATCGTTAATCACTTACGGCGTCATCGTAACAACTAACGCCAAGTGCGTTTAGGTTACGGGAAATTGCCTCAGATTGCGCGAGAGGAGTACCAGTACCGTTGTCGTATCTAATATAAGCTGCCTTCGTACCGCTTCCGTACGCATTGCCAATATATCTGATGCCACAAGCTGCCATTGCTTTTTTGAAAAGATTTAAGACTTTTCTATCTGAACTAGACAAGCACACATAAGCTCTACCGCAGCCGCATCGAGGTCCGCTGCCTTTTACTGCTAATCCGTTTTGAATTGCTGCGATTATGTCGTTAATGTTCATAGTCATATCTCCTGTTAGTCGTTAAATTATAAACAAGCTACAAAGAGTTCTTTGCATTGTTTTAACGTGTTAGCGTGACCGATAACTTTCCCACGTTGTAGATCGTACACTTGAAACTTGCCGAGCAGTTCGCCTTTACTTGAGGGAATGTTCATCATCGTTGGATAAACCGTTATGTTTTCCCACGGTCCTTCTAAAATCTCTGCTATTGGGGAATTGCTACATCCTACCCAATGCAACTCCCATGAGGTTAAAGTGATTCTTTTTGTGCTTAATCGAGCTATCATAGTCGTGTCTCCTGTTAGTCGTTGCTTAAATCTTCATAACCACTGAACCGTTGCTCACAATGTTCACAGTAGAACCAAGAATCGGTCTCGCAAAGTGACAGCACTTTATAACTTTCGTAATATCCGTTACGTAGGTCTTGAATCAGGCTATGCGCATGATTTGCTACGCAATCACTACACAGGCACACCCCTGTATTTGTTGTGAGCATAAGCGGGTATATGGAAGGCTTGAGCACATATCGAATGGCGTCTCTTGATGTATCTTTCATAGTCATATCTCCAATCGGTAAGTGTTTATCACTCACTCAATAACCACAGTATACATACTATGATTACAGTGTGCAAGCAAAAGATGCAGATTATTTTATGGTAGGTAACTATGCGAATAGGTTAGGGATAGTGAGATAGTTGAAAGAAAGTGAGGAAAGTTTTGAATAAAATGGGGGTTCATTTCGTCTTCACGATCGTGAGCGATAGCGAACACAACCCGCAGGCTATGGCCGAGGATATGACTGATAGCAGATAGCTACGTGCTACCTAGTGGCAACAAGAGGGTGGCTAATGATACTCAGTTGCATTACTGTAATACTGTGGACACTATACAAAATGAGGCTATGACTAAGCCAAAAAAGCTTATCACACTGCGTACACTGCGCAGGAATCAACGCGATCGGGGAATACTATATAAGATTATCAGGGTGAGATTGGGCATCACACAGGCTGCCATGGGCGATCTAATGGGATGCTCTAGGGATTCGATAGCTGCAAGAGAGGGTAGCAAGAGGCTATATACTGCGCGCGAGTTATTGGCACTCAAGGATGTAAGCGGACTCGATGACGTTGAATGGTGTGACTTACTCAGAGAGATAGATAAGTAGCGGTAATCATTAAGCATACCAACCTAACCTATTGATATGACTAACCTGTCCTTACTTAACGAGAACCAGAAAACTAGTAAGCTATATATCTCACGCGCATCGTGTGCCTACCCTCCAGCCGCCACGGAAAAAACAACTTTGTCTTTTAGCAGGAACTCGCTTCACTCTTTGCCGGTCGGCTCTGTGGCCGTGTCCAACTTTTTTCGTTTCAATTTCGATTTGAAAGTGCCGGGCTTTGTCCACGCCCCCATATCCCATCTCTCTCATAAAAACCCGATCTTTTACCCTCAACCTTCGTTCTAACCTACCGCTATGAAAAACGATTCTGATCTCGATTCAAAACAGGCCGTCGATTCTGAGGAGACGGTCGCTGAAAAAATTACCGAAGTTTTACCCAAGCCGTATTACCAGGATGAGTATGTGACGCTGTACCATGGGGATTGCCGTGAGTTGTTACCGTTGATGCCCAAGGTTGATTTGGTACTGACTGATCCGCCTTATGGCATTGGGTATGATACTGCAAAAGCAAATAAACCTAATCAAAAACAGTTTAAGGTAATAGTTAATGATGATTCTTTTGAATTAGCTAAGGCAGTAATTAGTTGGAGGTCTGATAATCCAATGGTTATTTTTGGAGCTATCAATTTCCCTAAATTATTACCAAGTAAAGGCAGATGGATTTGTTGGGACAAGCGCTGTTCTGAAAAGGCTGATAAGATGCTTGGTAGTCCGTTTGAGCTTGCCTGGTCTAATCGTAAAAGTGGCTACGATAGGATGTATAGAATACTTCATGGCGGGGTTGTTAATGCTAATGGTAAAGGACCAAGATTTCATCCTACTGAAAAGCCAATAGTGTTAATGCAGCGAATTATTGAACAAGATTATAAAAATGCTGAAGTTATTTTAGATCCGTTTGCTGGTTCTGGAACAACGTTGATTGCGGTTAAGCGATTAGGAAAAAAAGCTATAGGCATTGAGATTGAAGAGAAGTATTGCGAAGTAGCCGCCAAACGATTGCGACAGGAGGTTCTAGGCTTATGAGTGATGATGAGAATGAGGTTGAGGCTGAAATTTTGCCTGTAGAGCCTAAGCCTGTAGTTATCAATCCACCTCGTAGGAAGGACTATAGCAATCAGCGGTATGAGAAGGATGTTGAGACGATAGGTGCTGTTACTCGGCTTGCTAAGTTGGGATTGTCGAAGAGTGCTGTAGCTATAGCGTGTAGGCTTAGTCCGACTGAGTTGACTAAGTGGTATGGCGAGGAGTATGCGGCTGGCCAGGCTGGTATGCAGGAGGTTATTGCCAGGGGATTGATGGAGCAGGCTGTATCTGGGAATCCGCAGGTATTGATGTATTTGGGTAAGAGCAAGTTAGGTTGGAGTGAAGCTAATGTTATTGAGCATATTGGGACTATAAACGCTGTTGTGTCAGCTAAGCCGTTGTCCCGTGATGAATTTGAGCAGAAATACTTAAATCCTAGTGCGGATGAAAGCGAGGATTGATATAGTCCTTGCTGCAACGGCCACATACTGACAGCCTTTTTACTGTTTCGAGTTGTGATGTGTGTTTGAAGACTAGCCGAATACGAACAGTGGTAGGCGTCTTACGTTGCTTGACTATAAATTTAAGGTTTCCGTAGGAAGCCTGACGCTGAGACTGTGTGACTAAGCCCTTATTTCCCAAGCAAGATGTTTGTTATTATTACCAGTGCCCTGAGTGCGCTTATATTAGCGTGGTTGTTACGTCGTGTAAGTGGGTTGCGTGTGGGTCCAAGCATTGCGGTAGGAAGTTTGTTGTTAAGGATAATTTGGTTACGCAGGCTGATTATAATCGTGCGCATGACATAGGTTAAGGGTTACGAAGTAGGTTACGAAGTAAGCAAGGTTAAAGGTTACGAAGTAAGCAAGAGGAGATAGGTAATGAATAAGACACCTGAAGAGTTAGCAGTGGACTGGGCAAATGCAGAAAGTGATTTATGGTTTGCTGACATTAGCACTTATACCGATGGTCATAAGAGTGCTGTCAAGCAAGGCTTCCTTGCTGGCTACAAGGCGGCAAAGGATTATGTTGATGACTTTAATAAGGTAATGAACTTTCTAAACAATGCAAACCGTTGGATCAATGTAAAGGATCGGTTGCCGGAAATAACAGAAGATAAACACAACAATCACCCACATATTTACAAGTATGATCAAAGTGAGCGAGTTTTAGTTTTATTTCGAGATTGCGACATAGATAATGAGCGTGTGTGTATAGGTAGATTTATTTTAGTTTTAAGGGACATAGAGAATAGTCGTCCTGAGCAGTGGGTGGAGTGCGACGAAGCAGGAAGTGCAGAATTGGAAGATATTGTTGCCTGGATGCCGCTACCTGCTGCGCCAAAGGAGGAAGTATGAAGACACCTGAGCAGTTAGCAGACGAATATGCAGAGTTTGGGTTGCAAGGCGTACCAGATTCAATTCGCAAGCAGCAGCTTATGGCAAAAGATAGGATGGCATTTCTCGCTGGCTACCAGGCCGCAATGAACTCCCCAGAAAAACAGGATCCCTGCGAGCATATTCTCGATATGGAGAAGATGGTTGATGTCGACAAGGTAACTCCAAAGCAAGATGTCACCTTACTGCATAAGGTGGCTAACAATTATCTTGATAGGAAAGCTGCAAAATATCGTCGTGTTTGTGGGTACAAAAAATGAGCGAATGGATCAGCGTTAAGGATCGGCTGCCAGAAGACAACCTAGAAGTTTTGTTTTTCTCTCAGGTGTACGATGGGTGCTTTGTTGGATACAAGGCGGATGAGGAATCTTATATAGACCCAGAAGGTAACGGTCTTAGTGTGAGTAACATTCAGAAGTATTATACCCACTGGAGGTTATTACCTGAGCTGCCTATAAACCCTGCGTATGTTTCAGCAACAAATAAAATACATTACTACTTAAATTTTCATACTCGTGGGTGGGAAGCTCCTAACATTGTATGGCTAAACGCTAAAGATTTTAAGCAGATGTACGAAGAGATGGAGGAGCTACAGCGTTCTAAAAATGTTCCTATGTGGACTAATCAATTGCTTGTTAATCATGGAGTGCGGTCGTTTATTTTTAGACTGTCAAACATAGCGTTGAATGTTGATGCAGAACCTTTGCCTGACACTTTAGAAGAGATGAAAACTTGGAAGAATAAATGTTCAGAGTTGCTACTTAAAGTTACAGAGGAAGTATGAAAACACCTGAGCAGATGGCAGAGGAGTATGTAGCGCATAATCGGTCGTATCCTTATGACCCTTTTAACGCACAAGACAGGTATATGAGGAATTCATACCTAGTTGGCTACGAGGCGTGTGCAAAGGATATTCACTGGCACTGGAAGGAAGAATGGAAAGACCTTTATAAGCGCATTGAAGAGAGCAGCCTTCCCGCTATGGATGCGATGGAAGGTCGATATTTATACAAGGTAAAAGAGCTTAAGGCTGCTATTCCATGTTGGATCAGCGTTAAGGATCGGCTGCCAGAGGATGGGGATGATTTATCAATTATGCTCGTATGGCGTAACATTGAACATGATTACGATACCGTAAGATGGAGATACCAGCAGGGATGGGATTGCGTTATTCAAGATAAATCAACAATTACGCACTGGATGCCGCTACCTGCGGCACCAAAGGAATAATGTTTAGACATATAGACTTTACTAAAACTACCAAAGGTATTCCAAGAAAAGGCGAAGAAACCGCAGAGGATGTGAAGTATTGGAAAGCCATAATAAAAGCACGAGATGAGGACAGTAAGAAGAGGCAGTCTCAAAGTTACCACGAAAGATTATACGATTATGGAAGCGCAGCAATTTCAGAAGAACTTTACGCTATTCCGGCTTGGTGGTTCGAGGAGAACGATAAGTAATGGGCATAGAACATCGCATGAAGGATGAAAGCGAGCATAGTAGACGTTGCCCCTGGTGCGAGCATCTTAGTACTGTCAGCGTAGAAGCTGGCAAGGATTTCTACTTTTGTTGTCAGAACCCTGCGTGTAGTGTTGATCGCATATACGGGGACAATGCAGTTATGACGAGTAACTATGATTGTACAGACCGAGAAATTCTATAAATGCCCTGAGTGTGGCGCTGTGGCGTCAGTGAATGAGGAGCTGGACCCAGGAGAGGCTGAAACCTGCTTAGAGTGTGAGGCTGAGGTGGATTCACGGAATAATCCGGCTATATGGGAAGAGTTCTGGGCGTACTGTCAAAAGCTTAAAGGAATATAGGTGACTGAAGTTACCGAACGTATAGTTTGGGCTCCTCAATCCGGTCCACAGGAAATGCTAGTAGCGTGTCCTATCACCCTTATAGGCTACGGTGGTGCCCGTGGTGGAGGTAAGACCGATGGAGTGCTGGGTAAGTTTGCTATCAATCAAGAGCAGCTTGGCGAGGCATTTAACGCCATATTCTTTCGTAAAGAACTACCTCAAGCAGATGACTTAATAGAGCGAGCAAAGCAAATATACTTGCCGCTTCGTGCTCATTGGCAAGACCAGAAGAAGCAGTTTACGTTTCCTAATGGTGCAAGGTTAAGATTTAGGCCACTAGCTGATGATAGTGATGCTGAGAAGTATCAAGGGCAAAATTTAAGCCATGCAGCCATTGAGGAGGCAGGAAACTTCTCTAATCCTAGCCCTCTTTGGAAGTTATTTGGGGCACTACGAGGAAAAGGTGGGGGTCAGGTTATTCTTACTTTTAACCCTGGAGGTGTTGGGCATCATTGGCTTAAAGAGTTGTTTATTCGACCAGCTCCAATGGGAAAGAAGATACTTACTAAGGCGTTGCCTAATGGAAGTAGCTTTGATTACATTTATATTCCTAGCCGTATAGCAGATAACAAGATACTACTTGCTCAAGACCCAGAGTACATTAACCGACTTCACATGGTTGGTAGTCCTGAGCTTGTGCGAGCGTGGCTAGAAGGAGATTTTGAGATCCATGAAGGTAGCTACTTTCCAGAGTTTAGCAGTCGTCACATTATCCCTGCTTTTAATGTTCCTAAGCATTGGCCTAAGTATCTTGGTTATGACTGGGGGTTTCGTAGTCCTTTTGCCGTTGTGTGGGGCGCTGTTAGTTCTGGACGAGATGATAAGGGTAACGAAGTACCTTACCCAAAAGGTGCGATGGTTATTTATCGAGAGATGCACGGGAAAGGTATCGACAACGTGCAGCAAGCAGAGCGCATCGCCTCAGTCTCAGTTGGAGAGAACGTTCATGCAGCCGCAGACCCTTCCATCTTCAACAACCAAGGTGGACCAAGCATTGCCGACCAATTCCACACAGTGTTTGCAAAGTACAAGCACCCAAACTTTAGGCCGGCCGACAATGATCGTCTATCAGGGTGGGCGCAGATAAGACAACGGTTGGTGGCTAAGCCTGCTCTGTTGTATATTACCACCAACTGCCCTGCACTATTAGAATGTATACCAAGTTTGGCGATTGACAAGCGAAGACCAGAGGACGTTGATACAGAAGGTAATGACCATTTGGGAGATGCCCTTAGATACCTCTGCAAAGAACGGCTAGTTGATAGTAAGTGGGAGCAGCCAGCAGAAGTATTCCACAAAGGTGTAATTAAATTACAAGCGTATATCGCACAAATGCGGTCGCAACGAGGTAGAGCTACGATATGAAAATTAAGCCGTTAGTTGAACGATTTTCTTCTACCTATTGGAAAACCGAGATTACTCGTGCGGAAGAGAGGTCAAAAAAGTTCATTGAAACGGCAGAAGAATCTATTCGTGTTTACAACGCTCAAAAGCAAGTAGGCATTCTAAATGATACTGAACGAAGACTTAATGTCTGGTGGTATTGTGTTAATACTCTCTTACCTGCTTATTATTCTTCCACGCCAAAAGCAGAAGTAAGTCTTCGCAAACGTACTGGTGGAACAATAGAAGAACTATCTGCTACGTTCTTAGAGCGGAACATTCAATACAACATGGATGTAAATTTCCCGTTTGATAACGTGGGATACAATGCAGCATTGCAGTTTTTGCTTACAGGACGTGCCGTTCTTTGGGCACGATATGAAGCAGAGATTGAAGAAAACGAAGTTGAGATAGCTCTCTTCCAAGCGCCAGATGGTTCTTTGATTGATGATAAAGGAGCCCCATTTACTCAAAAGATTATTGAGCAGCGAGACGGCCCTGGTGGGTTAATCCTTGCTACAGTTAAGACTGAAGGTAAAAGCGAAGAGTATGCGCTGCTTGATGTAGTTCAGTATAACGATTACTTCTGTTCAGATGCTCGTAATGAAACTGAAGTAGAGTGGCGCTCTCGTCGTGCATATCTTAATCGCATACAAGCAGAAGCATTGTTTGGCGTTAAACTTGCAGATGATATGTACTTTGATTCATTTCCAGACAAAGCCACAAAAGACTGGAACAAAGATGCCGATAAGTACGAAGGGAAAGCTGAAGTCTTTGAGATTTGGTGCGAAGAGACTGATACCGTTTATTGGGGCCATAAAGCTGCAAAAGAGTTTATCATTCACAAGTCTGAGCCATCTATAGACTTTGAGAGCTTCTACCCTTGCTCAGTTATCGCACAATCGGCAGATCCAGATAGCGTAATTCCAGTATCAGATTATGCGCACGTTAAAGACCAAATCCTTGAGATCGAAAGGCTTACTACTCGTGTTCATGCAGTAACTCAAACTATCCGCACCAACGCTCTTTATGATGCTTCCCTTGGCTTGCAAGTAGAGCAGCTTATGGTTGGAGACTTAAAGATGGTTCCAGTAATAAACTGGCCGTCTTATAAATCTCGTGGTGGTATTCAGTCTGGCGTTGAGTTTATGGATATTACTCCATACGTTAATGCCCTTCAGCAGCTTCAAGCAGCACGACAATCTGCATTGTCTCAGTTGTATGAAACATTGAAAGTAAGCGATCTTCTTCGTGGAACTAGCGACCAATACAAGTCTGCTACTGCTAATAGACTTGAATCACAGTGGTCGTCTCTTGGTCTTGTGGTTAGGCAGAATATGTTCTGTAAGTTTGTTTCAGATGGCATTGAGCGTCTTGGAACAATTATTGCAGAACAGTTTGACCCAGAGACAATCTTTGACGTTGCTGATGCTGATAGAATGATTGAATCAGTATTGCCAACACCTCCAGCTCCAGAGCAAGGGCCAGATGGTCAGCCAATGCCACCAATGGGACCACCCCCCGAGATACAGATCCAAATCTTTAAGCAGAAGATTATTAGCCTACTTAGAAGCGATGATAGGTTGTCATACCGTATCAGGATTGCATCCGACAGCATGGTTGCTATAGACCAAGCTCAAGAGCAGCAAGAGGGCGCACAGCTCATGTCTACTTGTGGCGAGTTTTTCAATCAGATGAAGAGTTTGATTGAACAATATCCACCGCTACTTGGATTCTCTATTGAGCTATTCCAAAACGTAATCAAGCGATTTAAGTCTGGCAAAGAGCTAGACGGTATCTTTACTAAGGCATTGGTTCAGATTGGAGAGATTGCTAAGGCTAAGGAAGAAGCAGCTAAGCAGCCACCTCCTCCAGATCCAGTTATGCAAGAGATGCAAGCTAGGATGCAGATTGCTCAAATGGAGTCACAAGCTCGTATCCAGGCAGTACAAATCCAAGCTCAAGACGGCCATGAAAAGAACATTCTGGCTTCTCAAGAGCAGCAGATGAAGATGCAGCGTGAGCAGCTTACTGGCAATATACAGATACAAAAAGCACAACTAGAGCAGTATGTAGCTGAACAAGAGTTGGCGTTGAAGCAACAAGAATTGCAGATCAAAGCTAACGCTGTTCAAGTTGATATGCTAAAAGTTCAAGCAATGACCGAAGGATCGCAAGTTAAAAACGAGATCACAGCAGAAAATAATAGGTTGCAAGGACTGTTAAAAGTTCAAGAACTTGATGCTAAACAAATGCAATTTCGCTTGTCACAACAAGAGAAGTTGATGGAAGAGCAGCGACTAACTCAAGAACAAGCTATTGAAGAAGCAAGGGTAAGTCTTGAAGCTAATAGACAAGTTCAGGAAAGTTTAACACAGGCACAACCGACTATTGTGATTGCTAACCCTAGATAGACTATTGGATGAGCAAATATAAACTTTATCAATGGTGTGCAGTACAGGAAAAAGTAGTTTCAGTTGAAGAAGTTATGGTGCGTGTTCATGCGAACGCTGCACATAACTTTATTCATGATGAAATGCCACCAACTAGAAACCCTCTTAATTCTAAAGAGATTTACACAAGCAAAAGCAAGTTAAGGGCAGCATATAGAGCTGCTGGTGCTGAAGAAATTGGCACTGAATTTGAGCGTGGATATGACCCTGGAAAAGACGTTGAAAGACGAGAACAACAGGTTGTGTCTAATTTAATGAGACAGGTAAAGGAGAGACTAAATGGATAACATGGAAACAAATACAGACCAGGACTTAACGCCACAAGATACAGAGATTGTCGCAGAACGTGGAGAAGCAAAAGTAAGTATCCGCCAAGCTCTTTCCAATCAGTTCAAAAAGGAAGATGACGCTATTGTAAGCAATGCGCCAGAGCATAATAACCCTGAAACAGAAGACGCATCTGAAGCATCTAGCGTAAATGAAGCATCTCCAGAGATAGAACGAATACCAGTTGTCCCTCCAGCCGACATGAACAAGGCTGAAAAAGAAGCCTTTCTTAATCCAACCCCTGCCAATGCTTATGTACTTCAACAGTACATGAACCGTAGGTCGTATGAGCTTAGAAGTGACCACCAACGCCACATGGTTGAGGTTGAGCAGCTTAAAAAGCAAACCTCTGGCATTGTCGATACAATTAAAGAGTATGAAAACGATTATGCTCGACAAGGTATTTCACTTGGGGACATAGCAAAACGATCCGTTGCTTGGGATCGTGCGATGCAAAACAACCCTGTTCAAACAGCGTTCGAGTGGTTGGACTCTTACGGGCTTACTCTTAATGACCTTACAACTAGCCAGCAACAAGCATTTCAACAAGGACAATATCAGCCACAACAACCTGAACAGAATTACTTAACTCGTGAAGAGGCTGAGCAAATAGCAGACGAAAAGTTCCAGTCTTACCAGCAGCAACAGCAACAATCTGCGGTTGCCTATTATAATGAGCGAGTTGTAGAATCGTTTATGTCAGCCAAGCCTCTCTTTAGAGACCCTGAAACAGCTTCGCAGTTAGAAGCTGAAATGGCTCCAATAGTGAGTGCCCTCACAGGTACAGGCAAGTACAGCTCTCCAGAGGAGATACTGGAAACCGCCTATAACTATGTTGTTGCTGGCAACCCGACCTTTTCCAGTCTTAATCAAGCAATGACTGCAAAGGTAGTGATGGATCAAAAATATGCGGTAGTCCAAAAGGCTAAATCCGCATCTCGCTCAATCTCTGGGTCTGCAGGTAGTGGGACACCAAAGGTAGTATCAAAAGATTTACGGGATAACCTTCGTCGTCGATTTGGCGGTGATTAGCTAAAGGCTATTTGGTTGTCCTGTAAGTAAAAACTTTATAGGACAATTCAAATGGCAAATTTAGAGGAAGCAATCGTAGCAACCTTGTTTGATCAAAGCGATCAAATTGCGGACGAGATTTTACATCATAACCCGCTTTTGGCTTCGTTAGATACTCAAGGGCTTATCCGTAAATTCTCTGGTGGATATGAACTTCGTAAGCCAATCATGTACAATGATTTGGCTGTCGGTGGATTCTACGCTGGATTTTCTTCGTTCAATCTTGATTCTATTGATGATGCAACTGCATTTCGTTTTGCTATCAAGCAGGCTTATGAGCCAGTAGCAATCAGCGGTCGTGATCGTCGTGCTAACCGTGATCAAGCTATGTTGCTTGATCTCGCTGAAATGAAGATGAAGGCTTCTATTGCCCGTCTTAAGAATACCGTTTCTACCTCACTTCGTGGTGATGGAACTGGAAGTGGTGGACTTGAGTTCGATGGTATCAAGAAGGCAGTTTCGACTTCGCCAGCTTCGGGAACATACGGACAGATTGATCGTACTAGCAATACTTTTGCACGTAATCTTGCAGTAAACGTAACCCTTACTGCTGCTAACGTACAAGAGCAGGTAACTGATGCAATCAGCCAGGTAACTCGTGGTGATGAGATGCCAGACCTTGCACTCTGTGATCGTACTGCTTGGAAGTTCCTCCATAGCTCTCTTACCGCTATTCAGCGTATTGCTCTTCCTACAAAGAAGGCGAGTGCTGGATTTCGTGCTTTGAGCTACGACGGATGCGATTTCGTATTCGATGGTGGATTTGGATCTTCAGTGCTTGAGACAAACTCAATCAGACTTCTTAATACTAAGTATTGGTCGTTTGATATGGTTCGTGGCGCAGACTTCAAACCCCTTGCTCCTGAGATGAATCGTCCTGTTGACCAGGATGCGTTCTTCACTGTGATCATTGTAGAGGGTAACCTCTGTTGTGCTGCTCCAGCTCTTCAGGCTGTTATTTACGCTTAATTAGTAGGAGGAACATAAAATGGCACGTTCAGGATCTTTTGGAGTTAATTACAAAAAGTCGTTTGGAACAGATCCAGCAATCGTTGAAGCAAAGCTAGGCGACCTTGGAACTGATACAGATGGCGAGTGGATGTATGTTAAAGCAAGTGCTGCTGTTGCTCAGTACGCATTTGTTTTGATTTCAGACACATTTACCGCAGCAGAAACTTCTGGTGCTTCAACCATTGTTCAGCACGTTGGTGTTGCTCAAAATGCGTTGCTGACCAATGAGTTTGCATGGGTATGGATCGGTGGTGCGGCTGGTGGTGGAGTTGGTAAGGGAATCAAGGGTAAAATTGCAGCATCGTATGTTGTAAATACTCCTCTCCTTACAACTGCTGCTGCTGGTGTGGCTGATGATGCTGGTTCGACAACAATTAAAAACGTATCTGCTACTACTGCTACAGTAGGCGCAGCAAGCGTAGAATTGAAGTCAACTGGCTACCTGACACTCAACTAATCAAAAGCGGCTGGCTTGTATAGCAGCCGCAATTTAAGGAGAATATATGTCACTTCTTACAGATTTGATTGGTTTAGGATTACCGCCAGAGCAAGCCAATGTTTTTAATTCGGGAACATTGTCTTCTGCTACGGCATTTTCATCATCTGGATCTCTTACGGCAGCCGGAACTACTGTTACTGATGCTCTTGCGCTTACCTCGTTTGTGAACTTGGTCGGAACAGCAGCAGCAAGTACTGGTGTTAAGCTCCCGATAGATTGTCCAATTGGTCAGGTTGTTTATATTGCGAATAATGGAGCTAACAGCATAAAGGTTTATGCTCAAAGCTCTCAGACACTCAATACAAGCATCGCTGGCGCTACTGGAACCACGGTAACTGCTCTTCAAGCTCTTCAGTGTATTCGTCAGTCGAGTACAAACTGGATAGCGTTACTTCATACTAAAGCAGTTTAGCTTTACGGGGAGGCTTGTACAGCTCCCCTATTTTTAGAGGATATATGACGATCTACTCTGGCGCTCTTGTTACTACTTGCCCAACAATTGCAACTGCCACTAGCACAGTTATTTTAGCAGCTAATCCAAATCGCAAATTACTTATAATTCAAAACAATTCAGCAGCTAACATAATGATTGGATTGAATGACAATACCTTGACGGCAATTACTCCATCCGCCACTAACAGAGGGTATGTGCTACCGTCAACGGCTGGGTCTAATACGCTGATTTTGAAAGATATGTCATTACCGTCTGGGGTTATAACTGCCTACCAGACCAGTGGCGCTCCTATCAATACCGTAGTCGTTATAGAGGGTTAATGCTATAAGTCGCCTAGGCATACAGCCTATAAATAGGAGAACTATGGCACAAATAGACTGGAATAATTTAATGAACGGACAATCGCAGCCACGACGAAGATTCCATGGCGCAAATGTTCGTTTTTTCAATTCCTATAACGAGAATAAAGATAAGAGCTTGCAAGCTGGGCGATCCATCTTTGATGAGATTCCATCTATCTCAATTCAGTATCCAGGTGGAGATGAAACTGTTCGTAAGATTGAGCCACAAGACACGGCTGATTACCCAGAGCTTTATGCTGCTTTTAAGGTTGGCAGCGAGGTAGTAGTTAGTGGAACTCCTCTTGCTGAATGGCCTCTTATGAAT